AAGAGCAGATAAAACAAATCGAAAATAATAAAAAACTTTTTAAATTCATTAATATATTGCTAAATGAAATGGATAAAAAAGGTGAAAGAGAAATGGTTATTGTTTTTGAAAATGGAAAAGTAAAAAGAATTAAGAAAATTACAATTGGATAAAGGCAAGAGTAAGAGTGGTTATGAGCCGATTTATATGTAGATTAGAAATAGTCTATTTATAAGTCGGCTCTTTTTTTGTCTAAAAATCAAAGAAAGGGGGTAAAATGAAGATTGAGAAAATAAATATCAGCAAAATAATGGAGTATTCAGGAAACGCAAAAGAACATCCTGAATGGCAAATAGAACAAATTAAAAACAGTATTCAAGAATTTGGATTTAATGATCCAACTGCAATTGATGAAAAAGGCATAATAATCGAAGGACACGGAAGATATTTGGCATTAAAAGAACTTGGATATACAGAAGTTGAAGTAATCAGATTAAATCATTTAACAGAGGAGCAGAAAACAGCTTATGCTATTGCTCACAATAAATTAACTATGAATACAGAGTTCGATATTGAAAAATTGCAATATGAATTGAATAAGCTGGAAGTGAATGGATTTGATTTGGATTTGTTAGGTTTCGACGAAGCGGAGTTAGAAGAAATAACAGAAGACGGAATCGAAGAGGCTGAAGAAGACGGAATTGAAATTATTGAAGATGATTTGGAAATAGCAGAGCCTGAAAACGTTGTAATAAAAATGGGAGATTTAATTGAATTAGGAAACCACAGAGTGATGTGCGGAGACAGCACTAATTTAGAAGATGTAAAAAAATTGATAAGTGGAAAAAAAGTAAACATGGTTTTTACTGATCCTCCATATGGCTATAAATATCAATCAAACATGAGAACGAAAAGTGATAAATTTGATATGCTTACAAATGATGATAAAATATTGAACTTTATGCCAATTTTAAAAAAATTCTGTAGTGGATTTGTTTTCATATGTGCTTCTTGGAAAAACATTAAAGAGTGGATTAAACTGTTTGAAGAGTATTTTGAACTTACAAATATTATCGTTTGGAATAAAGGTGGTGGAGGTATGGGAGATTTAAAACATACTTTTGCAACTGATTATGAATTAATTCTGTGCAGTTCAAGAAATTGTGAAATAACAGGAAAAAGAATAGGCAGTGTGTGGACGATTAACAAAGATGCTTCAATAAACTATGTACATCCAACTCAAAAGCCTATTAAGTTATCAGCAACTGCTATTGAAAGCACTACAAAAGAAAACGAAAAGGTATTAGATTTATTTGGTGGAAGCGGAAGTACACTGATAGCTTGTGAACAACTAAACAGGAAAGCATATTTAATGGAATTAGAAACCAAGTGGGTGCAAGTAATTATAGAAAGATATTTAAAATTTACAGGAGAAAAAGAAATAAAGATGAATGGAAAAACTGTAAATTGGGAAGAATATAAGAATGGATAAGCAGGACTTACGAGATCTGTTAAGAAAAGAATATGAAAATGGTGCAGGAATCACAGAATTATGTAGAAAATATAATCAAAGTATTAATACAGTCAAAAGTTGGAAAAAAAGAGATGGCTGGAAAAAAAAACAGATGAATGCACCCTTAACTAATGCACCCCCTAAAAAGAAAATTGCACCCCCAAGACAAAAGGGTGCAAATGAAAAAGAAATAAAGATACAAAGGGATATTTTGGAAGGTAAAAGCAAACAAGAAATAATGTCCGAGTATGGCATTTCAGAACGCACTTATAGCAGAAAAACAAAAAATGCAAGACAACTAAGAAAGGAACGTACAGAAAAATATCTTGAAAAAATCGTCGAAGAAGTTTACAAAGGCGAATTATACAGAATATTAAAAGGGACAGAAACCGCAAAAGCAAATTTAATAGTAAGAGCAACTAAAGAAATAAATTCGCAAGAAATGGACACCAAAAAAGTACAAGAATATGACAAAGCATATATAACAATAAAGAAAATGGGAAATGATTTAATGCGGACTGGTAAAATGCTGACTGCTTATGAGGTGCTTGAGATTGATAGACAGCTTGCTGAAGAAGAAATGCAACGTGAAAAACTTGAAATCGAGAAATCAAAAATAAAATCTTTTGATGAAGAAGATAAAAAAATAGAAATAGAGTTGGTGGGGATTTAATGAAAATAAGAAGTGAAGTGAACAAACATTTTCAAGAGTTTTTGTTAGATCAGGAACAGCACATTTATTTTTTATTAGGCGGATACGGAAGTAGTAAATCATATAATGCAGCAGTTAAATTGGTTTTATTAGCTTTGAAAGAAAAAAGAAAAATATTAGTGGTAAGGCAAATAAGAGATAACTTGAAAGAAAGTTGTTACGCTGATATTCAAGATATTATTTATAGTTTTGGATTGGATAAATATTTTTATTTTACAACTACACCGATGAAAATTACTTGTACTGTAACAGGAACTGAATTTATTTTCAGAGGATTAGATAATGTAAAAAAAATAAAATCAATAAAAGACATAGATACTATTTGGATAGAAGAGGCAGATGAAATTGATTACAAATCATTTAAAGAGCTTAAATCGAGATTGAGAAGTATAAAAAACAGAAATATATTGATTTTAACAACTAATCCTAATGAGTTTGGAGTATGGACGTATAAATATTTGACAGAAGTATTAAAATTTGCTGGAAAAGATGAAAATAATCTATATGCTGAACGGATTATGAAAATAAAGAATGAAGTAAATCTGAAAAAAGGAAATGTGTTTTCTGAAAATATATACTTACATCATTCAGTATACACGGACAACAAATTTTTGCCTGATAACTTTATAGCAGACTTGGAAACAGAAACAGACGACTATTTGAGAGCAATAAAGACGTTAGGTAGATTCGGAAGTGCTGGAGATACATTATTTAGGAATTTACATCATATGGAACAAAGCAGGATAGAAAAATTGATTGAAGGCAAATGGAACAGGTTCGCTGGTTTCGATTTCGGATTTAGTAATTCATACAATGCAATAGTGAGAGTTGTGATAGATGAAGAATCGAATGATTTATATATTTATGAAGAATTTTACGATAATCATTTGACTGATGTAGAAATGTTAGAAACTGAAATGATACAGAAATTAATAAATGATGGTGAAGTTGTTTATGCGGATAGTGCAGAGCCAAAAGCAATAGCTTTTTACAATATGAACAATGTGATGATTAATCCAGTTAAAAAGACAAGCGATATAAGTAAAGCAGGTGTTAAGAAAATACAGTCGTTTAGGAATATATTCGTTGATAAGAATGTATGTCCGAATACATACAGGGAACTGGCAGAAATGAAATGGTTTTTTAATAAAGACGGATTAATTGCTAAAAATCCTAAGACACAAAAGCCATTTAATATTGACCCACATTCATTCGATGCTATCAAGTATGCTTTAAGTGACTACACGCCATATATATTAAATAAACATTATTATAAAGAGGAGGTGGATAATGAGACTTAATATTTTTTCCAAAGGATTTTGGAGTACCAGGTCTCCAGTTACGCTATCAGAATTTATAAATAATTATTCTCTTGGAGACGAAGATCCTGAAAAGTTTTTGAGCCAACTATACAAGAATCCGTTTACATCTAGTGCAATAACAAGAATAAATGAAGCAATTAACAATTTAAAATGGGGAACATATAAAAAAGGTTATAGCGACAATGTGAAAGATGTAAAAAGCAGTTATGTGCTAAATACACTTAAGAATCCTAATTCCTTGCTTAACACAGACCAATTTATTAATTATTTTGCTTTGTATTATATTCTGTTTGGGGAACTGCTTGTAATGAGAGTTGATTTATTTACAAAAGCTGAACTTATTTTATTCAAAAAAGGCTCTTATCATATTGAATACGATAATCAGAATGTGTTGAATGGTATCAAATCAATAAGAATTAACAACAAGGAATACAAGGGCGAAGATTTAAAGATGTTTCACTATATCAAAGGTGTGAACATTTATGACAATATCGCTGGAGCAGGATATGGAATAAGCAAGGTGCAATCATTGACAGCTTTGCATAATTACTGGTGCTACATAATGCAATGGAATAACAGCATATTGAAAAATGGCGGTAAGAGGAATCTTATCATTATTGTTAAGAAGTTCTTAAATGCTTTTAAGAAAAAGGAAATTAAAGACGAAATTCAACAGAATAGTGGTGCTAGAAATGTTGGGAAACCAATTATTTTGGATGGAGAAGGTGCTGAAATAAAAGAGGCTGACTTTTCTCCGCAGGACTTTGATTTTCTGAATGCGATGGACGAAATAAGGAATACTACTGCGGCAGTAATGAACGTGCCGAGCATTTTAATCGGGGACAGGACAAACAGCAAGTTCAGCAATTATAAAGAAGCTAAAAAAGATTTGTATACGGAGAACATATTGCCGTTGGTTGAGCAAATAGCTGAACATCTTAACAATATAATGAAAGACAAGTTAGAAAGTAACGAATACATAGATTTCGATACGAGTACGATTGGAGTGTTGAAAGAGGACAGAAAAGAAAAAATGGCGATGCTTAATAATCTTAGTTATCTGACAATAAACGAAAAAAGAGCCGAGCTTGAATATCCGCCAATTGAAAATGGAGATGATATTTTAATCAGTACATCAATGACGCCGCTCAAAGAAGTATACGAAGATGTAAAACCAGTTGAGGAGGAAGACGATGGCGAAGAAGAAGCAGAAAACAAAGAAAGTTAAGCTGACCAGTTCACAAAAAAAAATACTTGCAAAAAGGCAATTGAAAATGCGAAACAGGTTGATATTAAAGCAATTCAACAGATTAAGACTTGTTTTTAAGCAGTTACGTGGAGAAATTGATGTAAATGAACAGATGTTTTTAAGCGAGTTCGCTTGGGAAACATTTAGCAGTCAATTATTCAATGAATTAAAAAAAGGAATACTCGAAACAGTAAGTGAAACATCTAATTTTTTAATTACGCATCGTGGCATTGATGAAAAATTAATTCCAGCAGTTAAGAATAAAACATTAAAAGCGTTAAGTAAAAAGGTAATTGTTGAAAAGGTAACAAATATTACTAAAACCACGAAAGATATTTTAAATAAAATCATAGTTCGTGGGCAGGAAAGTGGTACGAATATTAAGGATATTGCAAAAGAGATAACTCAAAAAGTAAAAGGTATGGAAAAGAAAAGGGCAATGATTATTGCAAGAACTGAAACAGCCACTACTGCAACAACAACGTATCACAATGGATTGGAGCAGGCAGGACTGGAAAAGACTTGGTGGCATGTTGGTGGCGGAAAAACTGATAGGGAAAGCCATTTAAAATGTGATAAGGAAACTATCCCAGCAAATGAAACTTTTAGTTGTGGATTGAAACATCCTCATCAGTTGGGAGCACCAGCGAGTGAAATTATAAATTGCCATTGTGAATTAATATAGGGAGGTGTAAAGTGGAAAAATTTAATAAAAGTGTCGAAATGGTATTGAAAAAAGACACGGAAGAAAAAGGAATAATCGAAGGACAGTTGATAACTCACAGTGTTATTGACAGTTACGGAGATTATTTTGATAGACAAGCATTAGATAAAGTAAATAAAGATGAAACTTATTTTTTATTGCATATGCACGAATGGAGCAAAGAGCTTGGGACGTTGAAAGTATATCAGGACGAAAAAGGAAATCTTAAATTCATAGCTAAACTTGATTTGTCTACTGATGAAAACGGAAATGCAATAAATAAGGACGCACAGAAAGTTTATTCAATGATGAAAAGCGGAGCAAATTATGAAATGTCGGTCGGTGGAATTCTAAAACAAAGAGAATGGGGAAAGATACAGACTGATAAAGGCGAAGTTGACGCTAGGATAATTAAAGAAATTGAAGTAATTGAGGGTAGTGTAGTTTTAAAAGGTGCAGTACCTGGAGCGACTGTGCAAACAGTAAAAGGCGATAACAATATAAATAAAAATAATAAGGGAGATGATAATATGCCAAAAAATATTGAAGATATAGAAAAAGGAATAGACAAAAACACGGAAGACATCGAAAAAGCAGGGAAAAAACTAACAGAATTAGAAGAAAAGGCAGCTAAAATTAATGATTTGGAAGAAAAACTTAACAAATCTAATGAAGAAATAGAAAAAATGGCAGGAGCATTAGACGAACTTATGAAAAAAGGAGTCCCAAATCCTGAAACAGAAGAAAAGAAAGCAAGAAATGCTTTTGAAAAATATCTGAGAACAGGAGATAAAAGCATTGAGGGATTAGAAAAAGCTGCAATAGGAACAGGACAAGCAACTGTATTGATACCAACAATTTTATCACATGAGATTTTGAAAGAAACAAAGGAAACATCAAATTTTCTGATGAAAGGTAAATTTTATACAGGAAGTGGAGATTACATCAAGATACCAGTAAGAAATGATATAACACCAGCTAACCAAATCGTGAAAGAAGGGCAAGGGAATACTCAAGACGGTACACTTGGATATACTCATGTCGAATTAAGAGCGGGATATAGACAAGTAAGATACCCAATTACTGATGAACTGGTACAAGATAGTGCATTTGATATGGTTGGAGAACTTAAAGAAGCAATATCAGAAGAGTTTGGGCAAACATTGTCTGAATTAACTGTAAAAGGACCATATAACGCTTCAACAGAACAATTTATTGAGGGATTTTTAACAAATGCAACAGTAACTGGTGCAGCTATTACGACGGCAGCAACCAAAAAAGTAACAGCCGATGACTTAGTAAAACTAGAAACAGGAATGAAAGCAAGTTATAGAAAAGGATCGGCTTACTATGTTTCACCTAAACTTTATGAGGAAATGAAGTTATGGAAAGATGGCGATGGCAGATATTTGTGGATGAACATTCTTGAAGGTGCAACAATGAAATTTAATGGTTATCCAGTATATGTCGAAGAATTTTTAGAAGACATAGACACAGGCAAATATCCAGCAGTATTCTGTGATTTTGGAAAAGGTTACGCTTACTATCAAAAAAATGGATTTGAGCAAGAACTGAACAGAAAAGTAAATGAAAGAATAACTGAATACTACACAAGAATAAGAATAGGTGGAGGAGTAATCAGACCTAAAGCGTTCTCAGTATTAAAAGTAAAATAGAGGTGGTTTGAATGCTGATAACAGTAGAGGACTATGAAAAAATAGCAGGCACAACCTTAGCAGATAATGAAAAAGCTAGGGTTGAAACCTTGCTTAGCGTTGCAATTAGTCAAATTGAAAATATGACTGGATATAAATTAGAAATTGAAACACTCACAGAGGATTATGATTATAATAAGCGGATTTACTTAAATAAACGTCCAGTTGTTGAAATTGTAAATATTGATTCTGACGATGAATATAAAAGTCGCAGGAATTATATTGAGATAACTAAGTTTAAGAGTTGTTCTTGCTGTGGTAAAGAACAAGCGATTGAAATAACTTATAAGGCTGGATACGATGAACTACCTAGTTGGCTTAAATATGAGCTTTGTATGCTTGTGAACGACTTTATAAACGGTATGGATGAAGAGAGTGGGAAGTATAAGAGTTATAAAATCGACGATATTTCTTACACATTTGTGGATTTTGTTGCTAATAAGAGAGAAAAGATTGAAAGTGTTGTGAGGCGGATATATGGCTGAAATAATTTATCAATTAGAAGCGTTGGAAAAGTTGGATAAGGAATTAAAATATTTGCAGACACATGCCGTGAAGGTAGGAGTGCTTTGGAGTGGTGGAAGTTTGAAAAGTAATACGGATGTTCAAGAGTATGCAATATTCAACGAATACGGAACAAGTAAAATACCAGCTAGACCTTTTTTTAGATTGTCGGTAGGTACTGATAAAGCACAAAATGAAATAAAAGAATATATAAAAAAGCAAGTTGAACAAGTTATTCAAGGTGGAATAACAGGACAACAGGCTTATGAAAATTTAGGAACTTTTGTAGTTCAGAAAATAAAGAAAACAATAATGAGTGGTAATTTTGTGGCAAACGACCCCAAAACTGTAAAGGCTAAGGGACAAAGCACACCACTTATTGATACACATTCTTTATTTCATTCAATAGATTACGAAATTGTGGGGGTATAAAATGGCACACAAAACATTTATTCCAAAAAGATTTTTCAGCAAGTGCAAAATATCAAAAAGAACAAGCAAGTGGATTAACTCGGAACTGGTTGAAGTCGATGAAAGTAAAGAATTTGAGGGGGCTGTATTTAATCTTAATAGACAGGACATAAGTATGCTTATAGAACAAGGAATACAGATTACTCTAGATAGCAAAAAGATATACTGCTATATAGATATAGACTTGAAAAATAAAATTGAATTTGAAGGAAACAACTATATTGTAACAACGACAAAGAACTATATGAAACACGATGAACTTAGAATTTATTATATTGAAAGGGTGCAAGAATGAAAAATGAAATATTAAGAAAATTGTTAGCCAGTTTTGTAAACTTCCAAGTTATTCGTGATAATTATGTAGCTAAAAAGCCAGCAGAATGTGCTGTTATGCATACGATAAGTCTTAACAAGTCAGCATACAGTGCATATAGAACCGTCGAAAAGACAGATACACAGATTAAGGAAAAGGCTTTGAGATTAGTTGTTGCTTATTTCCAAATTGATTTCTATGCTCCAACACAAGCAAGGGCAGAAGAAATGGCAAGTGAATTACTTGAAGTAATAGTTTTTAAGAAAAGACACGACTTAGTTAGGAACGGATTTGGATTAAGCGATGACGAGATAGAAATAAAAGATTTAACTTTCCTTGAAGGTAGCCAGTATATTTACAGATTCAGTTTTGATGTGGAAATAAATTGGCGAGAAACAAGCGAGAGAACAAGACAATTAATAAAAGATGTAGAAGTAAAAACGGAGGTAGAGAATGGCTAAGAAAATAAAAGTAACGGTAGTAAGACCAACAAAGCCTTTATTGCTAGGCGATTTTGGAAAAGTCTTATTTATAACTAAAGAGGAAGATAAACCTTATAAGAAATACACAAAATTGGATGATGTTAAAACAGATTTTGGAGCTAATTCTAAAATGTATAAAGGTGTGGAAACATTTTTGTCACAAGAGGATAGCGATGGGAATGTAATTCAGCCAGATGTTTGGTATTGTGCAAGTAAAGCAACACCAAATGAAGAATTTTTAGATAGTTTACCGACTGGCGATTTTTACGGTGTGATTGTAGATTTTTATGATGAGGAATTTACAAAGGCATTGGCTAAATGGCTAACTAGAAACGTTAAGTTTGCAATTGTGGCAAATTCAACAGCTGAGAATAACAAATTAAAAGAAAGTGTAAGAATATATTTTATGGCAGGAAAAGCTGAAGGCGGAAACTTGGATATATTTGGATTGCCAGCTTACACATTTGCTCGAGGAATTAATGGACGTTGGATCGACAGAAGAATATTAGGAGCAGATCCGTCAGCTAAAACTTTGACAGAAGAAAGCAATAATGAGAAAGGGAATATTAATTACACTAGAAGTTTTGTTGGATATAACGCTGTGACAAGTGGCTCTTGGTGTGCTGACGGTGTTAGACATGCAGACCAAACGATTAAGATAGACGCAATTGTACATAACATTGAAACTAATTTGTCTAGAATGCTAATTGAAGAAAAAAATACAACAATGGACGGCGAAGGTATTCCTAAAGTCGAAGCATTATTGAATAGAGTAATGTTAGCAATGGGGAAACAAGGAGCAGTTGCTAAGAATAATAGTGGTGAATACTTGTTTAAAGTTACAGTTCCAAGTATTGAAGACACTTCGGCACAAACAGGATTGACTGTAGATGATTACATCAATCGTACACTTAGAAATGTAAAAATTGATTTTACAATCAGTACAGAAATAGAAAAAATTGAAGTTACATTGGTTTGGCACGATGAACCATTGGCAGCATAAGGAGGTAGAAAATGGGAAATAATTTTTTAGAAAAGTCGATTGATTTAAGTAAGGTGGATTTAATTATTACGTTTCCAGGAATAGGAACGTATATGATTAAAGAAGCTAAAGAGATACAGAACAATCCAACCGAGGACAGTCATACAATGGGTGACCCTGACATCAAAGGAAATGTCCCAACGATTCAAACAAGAGTTACAAAAAGAGAAATCAAATTGACGACAGTAAAAGGGTCTGATGATGATATATTCTTGGCTAAATGTAATGCTAATCCAAATGGAGTTTTAGGGACTTTGACATATATAGATAATACAGGAATGAACAAAATTGTCGGAAACGGACAAGGTGTTTCTATTCAAAAAGGTGGAGAGAGAAAAAATAACACAAAAGATGTCGACATTGAGTATACAATTCAATGTGCAAAATATGATGAGAAAGTTTAGGAGGATATAGAAAATGGCAAATAAAGAAAATGAAAAAAAAGAAGAAAAAGAACAAGAAAACAATGTTTTTATTGATAATCTAGGAAGATTAAATATTAAGGGGCAAGAGATATATGTGGACGCAGAAGGAAATACAAAGATTTTTGATTTTCAGTTGACTAAACCACAAAATTTACAATTATATCAAAAAACATACTTAAATTTAGTAGCAAATAATGACTACTTTACATTTGCGAGTATTCTTTTGCCTAAAATGGTTGAATTTCCAAAGGAAGCTAGAAAAATTGAATTTTTTGAAAACGATTCAGAAGCATTAGTTGAATTGTGTGAGGTGATTGCTACCTTTATGGAAAAGTCGAAAGAGAAGAAAAAAAGAAAATTGAATATGAAATTAAAGTAGCAGAGGAGCAATACGAAGACCCATTAATCAAATTAAGGTGGGAATTTATTGTAAAAAAAAGAATAAAAGACCCTAATATTGTTCTTGATATGAGCAACATTAGATTTTTTCAATGGATAAGAGCAATGATGGATTTCAAGGAAGAGGAGGAATAAAATGGCTGGTGGAAACAAATTAGAAATATTGATGAAAATAAAATCCGAAGACAGTCCTTTGAACAAATTAAAATCAAAAATGCAATCTTTACTGCCAGCCGCAACTAAAGTTGAAGAAAAATTGTCAAAATTGGGAAATAAAGTTGGTGGTTCAGGATTTGAAAAATTAAAATCAAAAATGACTAGCTTGATTCCTAGTGTTTCGCAATTAAAAAGTAAAATCCAAAATTTTAAATTTGAAAACCTTACTAATGGCTTAATAAACGGAGTTGAAAAAATACCGTTAATTGGTAAAAGAGCCGCTTCAGGCTTAGATTCGATTCGTGATAAATTCAATGGCTTGAGAGGTATCGGTAGTTCTTTAGGAGGTTTGTTTCCTAAATTGGGAGAGAAAATAAAAAAAGCATTTAAAGGAGAAAGTTTAAAGAAATTCGGATCTAAATTAAAAGAAATAGGAAATAAAATTTCCAGTATTTTCAGAAAATTAAGTAAATTTGGAATGATTAGCAGTATGATTGGTGGACTTACTGGTGGACTTAGCTTTGCAGGGATAGCTAAAGCATCTGACGAAAATTCATTAAGAAATTCGAGACTTGGAATGGTAACAAATGATGTTGCCGGATTAAAACAAAAAACATTTAAAGCATCTCAAAGTAGTGGGGCGGATTATGGAGCTCAACTAGATTCGATTGCTAAGTTAAAAATGCTTACTAAAGGACTATTTAATGATGATGAAGCTGTTAAATTTACAAGTACGTTAGATAAAGCGTTTAAAGTATCAGGAACTGGAGCAGAAGAAGCGAAATCAGCCATGTATCAATTAAATCAGGCAATGACTTCTGGAAAGCTACAAGGAGATGAATTTAGATCAGTAATGGAAAATGCTCCGATATTGGCTCAAAAAATAGCTGAAAGCATGGGAGTATCCATGGCACAGCTTAAAAAATTGGGTTCAGAAGGGAAAATAACGTCTGATGTAATCAAAAAAGCTGTTTTGGGAAGTGCTGATGATATAGAAGCAAAATATAATCAAATGCCATTAACTTTTGGTAAAGTTTGGCAGCAAGCACAAAATGCAGGGCAGCAAGCCATGGACGGATTACTTACTAAAGTAAATCAGTTGTTGAATACTCCTATGGGACAAAAAATGGCTCAAGATTTGCAAGGGGCATTTACTGGACTTGCTGGAATGGCTAATGGAGCATTAGACGGAATATTGAGTGTTTTTGGGAAATTAAATTTTGCTCCGTTGTTAGAACCTTTAAAAGGCATAGGACAAACTATATCTCAAGCATTTAGTGGAATCGGTGGAGAAGGACTTACAAACGGAATCGCAGGAGTATTAAACGGCATTATTTCTCTTGCTGGAAAAGTTGCTCAAGTAGTTGGGCAAATGATAAGTGGAATCAATTTCGGACAAATAAGTCAAATATTTGGAGACATTATGAATGCCTTTAACTCGTTTTGGAGTTCGCTTGATTTAGGAAGTATTGGGAATATGCTTAGTATGGCTTTTAGTGGATTTATGCAAATCGTAACTATGCTAACGCCAGCACTTGCTCCAATCTTGCAGACACTTGCTGTAATTGTTAATTTGGCAATCCAAATCGGAACAGCTCTAATGCCTGTTATCGGTATCGTATTACAAATAGGAGCTGTATTAATTTCTGCGATAGTTCCAGTTGCTCAAGTGGTAATTGGGGTGTTTGCTGGCATTACTGGAGTTGTAGTTGGTGTATTTTCAGCAATAATTGGAGTGGTTGCAAGCGTTATGGGAGCAATATTGTCAGTTATTTCAGGAGTTATAAATTCAATTGGAGCAATCATTAATAAAATTGCAGTATTTTTTACTACAAATTTTAATAAGGCAAAAAGTATTGCCCAAGGAGTAATCAATTCGATTAAAGGCTTTTTCGATGGATTGGCAGGAACAGTAAGTGGAATCGCCAGCAAGATAGCAGGAATGTTTAAAATCAAGCCACCTTCTTGGCTTGGATTTCTTGGTGGTGGAAAAGGACGTTACATAGGAGACAAATCATGGGAAGGTGGACCCGTTACAGTAGCCGAAAAAGGTGCAGAAATGATTAGGTTGCCAAGTGGACAACAGTTCTTAGCTAATGAAGAGATGACCATGAATTTGCCACAAGGTACTAGAATTTCAACTGCTGAAGCAACAAGAAGAATGATGAGAGACCAATTCGGAAATTCTTCTAAAAAATCAATTGACAGCAAAAAATCAAGTTCTGGTTCAAGCAAAAGCAGTGGTGGAAATAATCAATACACATTTGCACCAACTGTGGTTATTGAAAATACAGGTGGAGATACTAAAGATTTAAAAAGAACAATTAAAGAAATCTTGAGAGAGTTCTTTGAAGAGAAATTTATAGCAATGGGAGGTTAGACAATGGACTTTAGCAATTTGAATGCCAGCAAGGAAAAATTAAAAGGCGATTTCTTAGGAAAAATGGCTTATGAGGGAGCAAAAAACAAAGGTTACAGCATAGGTTTAAATAGTTTTTTAGGAACTGCTGGAGCAACTGCTTACGGCATTGCTCTCGCCTATCCTGATGAAGTTAATAAATTTTTCCAGGATAGATACGGATACACTCTTTTTGAAGAGGCTGAAAGATGTAAAATTAATGATATTCCGCTTGAATGGGTACAAATTAAAAGTGATGAGAGAGGAAGCAGTGTTAAAACACACTCGCTTGAAGATAGGGATAGTACATTAATAAGTAGTAATGTGTCACACAGCAACAGAAAATATAGTATTTCAGTAATTTTAACTGATTTGGTAACAAAAAATGCTGAAAGTGTCTATGAGCAAATAGTGGAGTTGTGGCAAAAGAAAACACTTTGTACAATTTCTACTGTCGAAACGATAGAAGATATGATTATCACTAAAGTTTCAAGGAGCTATAAAACGCAATCAGCTTTAGAATTTGAAATTGATTTTGAAGTGCTGGAGTTCGCTTATCTGATGAGAAAAGGCGATATTTTAAGTTCGGAATCAACTACATTGAAAGAGGAACAAAAAACAGGTGTAGCAGGAACTAAAACAAGCAATATCGAGTATAAGGGGTTTTTGAAATGAGAATAGAAATAGATAAAAATAAAATCCCTTATGTATTCACGTTCAAAAGTGGCAGTGAAATTTATTTGCTTAGGATAAAGCATTTTAAGACAAATAACCGAATTTATTTGGATATTATGGATGAAGATGGCGAAATGTTGCTTGAGAATGAAAAACTTGTATACGGTAGACCTGTTGGATGGTTTATATCAAAAGATGAAAACGGAAATATTAACAACGGTTTTCTGAATTGTTACATTGTGCCACTTAGCTTTGATAAAAAGGAAGTTCCAATCACTTTTGAAAATTTTTGTGAAACTGTATTTTTAGAATATTTTGATATGGAAGATGACGAGGAAGAGAACGATGCTGAATAAATTGTTTTTAGAAAGAACTGAAATCAAGATTGAAACGGATGATGGCGATTTAAATTTTATTTTCCCAAAAGATTATAATTTGGCAGATCCGACAATAATAAATGGAGTTGAAATTAAGTGGAGCTACAAGTCCGTGGATGAAGAGCCGAATGAGTTTGATATAGAAACAAAAGGCTTGACAAATACAACAATTGCAAAAATTAAATTAAAGGACAATATAAGGCTTGTTGCTGGATATGGTACGGATATAGGAGAAGTAGCGAGCGGTATTATCACTAGAAAAGAAGTTGAAAAAGGAACTTTGAAATTAAAATGCCGTGAAGTTCCAGCGGACTTCAAAAAATTAGTGAGTGCCGCATATGCTCCGAATACAACAGCAAGCACAATAATTAATGATTTGGCAAGCAAATGCGGATTTACTGTTAAGCAATGCGAACTTAAAAATGATAAAGTTTACAGCATTGGCGAAAGCATACTGGGAAGTGGACTTTATGAAATAGGGCAAATTGTGAAAGACTGTGATAGCCAGATGACTACAAAAAATGACTTTATTTATATTTATCACAACGAAATCAACACAGAAAAAGTTATTAAATTGAGTTATCAAAGTGGACTTCTGGAAGAGCCAAAACCTCAAAATGTTGAAGAAATAAGCTACAAAGTCGAAAAGAAAAAAGAAAGCAAATCAAATAAAAAAGGTGGTAAAAAGTCTAAAAAAGGAAGTAAAAAATCTTCATCAAAAGGGGGTAAAAAAGGTGGCAAAGCAAAAGGGAAAAGCAAATCAAATAAAAAATAGTACTCCAAAATCGAACAAAGGGAATAAAGACAACAAAAAGGGAACTAAAAATTCAAAGAATAGCAAACAATCTAAGAAATCTGAAAAAAAAGAAAAAAAAGAAGAAATAAAATACGATTATGAAGTCAAATGCTTATTAATTTATTATCTTAAAAAAGGCGATTTGATAGAACTGATAAGCAACGAAATATCTACTATATGTCAGATTGTAGAAATTGCTGACATAAGTGATTTTAAAATGACTTTGAAAGTTAGAGTTGTTAATAACGAAACCGATGTTAAGAAAAATAATGCTGAAATCAAGAAAATTGAAAGTAAGGAAAATAAAAAAGGAAAAGCCACGCAAGTAAAAAGAAATAAAGGGAAAGGCAGAAGAAGATAATGGAAGAATATATAAAGGCAATGCTTGGAAAAATTGATACTTCTTTAATAGCAGAGATAATAAAAATACATCCTAATGGATTTGTGGATGTAGAGCCGTTGGCAGAGTTCAGGGAAGTTAAATTGCCTCCGATATTACATGTTCCGATGTGCCAGTTAGGAAATAGAAATATCAATATCAAAATTAATTTCAAAACAGGGGATAAAGTTCCTGTTTTGATTTGCAGCAGAGATATAAGTGGATATATCACAAAAGAAGTAAGCACGGTAAATACAAACAAAAGGCATAATTTAACAAATGCTATTGCCTTGCCAATTTTAATTCCTACTGATTTAACAACCGTCGATATTCCTGGAAGCATTGAAATTAGCGGAGATGTAGTTTTGAATGGCAATTTAACAGTTAGCGGAGATGTAAATATTTCAGGAACTTTGACAGTTGGAGATATTAAGGCAAAAAGTCTTGATGCAGAAAGTGGAGTTAGTAAGGGTGGAGTTCCTTACAATCATCCATAGGAGCGTGATTTATGGATATAAAATTAAATAATGCAACTGGAGAATTGTATATTGAAAAAGGAGATGTACAATTTTTTGGAGCAAAAGAAAAGTATTTTGAAGTAATACAGGAAATCGTTTTAATGTTGCGTATTCGTGAGGGAGAACTTGAATACGATATAAAATACGGACTAAATTTTGAGAAATTATTTGGTACACATGGGAATGAAAACGAAGTGCTGGAGCACATAAGAGACAAAATAATGAATAATTTTAAGGATTATTTGAGTAGGTGTTATGTCGAGTCTTATGAATATGAAAACAGACATCTTAAAGTAAATATCGGGCTTATTTTTAACGATAACAAGTCGGCATTGATGAAAGGAGTTGGGATTGGTTGGCGAGAATAAATGTAAACACAGTACAGGATAATATGAATATTTTGAACAACGAATTAAAAACATTGTTAAAAGATGACTTCTCTAACGATAAAAGAAGCGCTTGGTATATGCTTATGTATCCTGTGGCAAGGCTTCTAAGAGAAAAAATGGAAAGACAACAGATACAAGCAGAAAAAATGAATTTGCTGAACTGTGAAGGTATAGAAATAGACGAACATTTAGCAAATAGTCCGTTTTTCTTTAAAAGAAAGCAAGAAAGTCAAGCGACTGTAAAAATTGAACTGATAGGGGGAGTAAATGTAACACTTGAAACAGGAGATGTAATTGTTGAAGCAAACGATGGAACTAGATATACACTTTCTGAAAACGGAACATTAAATGATAAGACTACTTTTGAATTCACTTGCGATACAGCAGGAGAGCAAGGAAATAAGGAAGTTGGAAGTATTATTAAATTGGTTAAAGTTGTAAATGGCGTATACGATTTTAAACAAAATGAAATTGCGGCTGGAGGGCAAGAACAGGAAAGTGACAATGATTATATAGAGCGTTGGTTTTTAAGCCGTAATGAAAGTGAATGGAATTTGGACGGAATTAGAGCGGAAGTGTTAAAGCAGGAAGGAGTAAAATCTGTTTATGCTGACGAAAATAAAACAATGCAAGTTGACAGCAAGGGATTAGAACCAAAATCAATTGTTTTAATAGTAGACGGCGGAAGAAACGAAGATATAGCGAACGCTATATGGAAGAAAAAAGATCAGGCTATTCAAATGAATGGTGACACAATTGTAACCGTCAAAGATAATCAAGGAACAGACAGGGAAATCAGATTTTACAGACCCAAAAAGAGGGAAGTGCAAGTGAAAATCGAATTCCAAAAAGCTGATGGGGTAAATATTCTTGAAGAAAATTTGAGAAATATTGTAAAAGAATATATCAAATCCGTAAAAGTAGGGGAATATATCACAAGTTATAAATGTGAAAGCGAATTTATAAGAACAGTGTATTCAGCCGATAAATTATTGAATGTAGATATTACTTTTAAATTCAAAGAAACTCCTGGAATAGTTTTTGAAAAAGTATTGAAGTTAAGATTTAACGAGGTGGCGGAATATGCAGAGTAATTTTGATTATCTGATGTCAAAGTGTCCGTGGTGGTTAAAAAAGAATAGCAATGTAAGCTCTTTTTATAAAGCAATATCAAAATTATTTGATGAAGTCGATAAAATTTATAATTTGTTGGAAAAACAACACTTAATAGACTATGCAAATGGTGAATTTCTTGATGACTTGGGAGAAAAATTTGATGTTTCGAGGAATGGGCAGACTGATGACAGATACAGAAATAGAATTAAATTAGCAATGAGAAAGTACAAATTAATTCCAAACTTGGAAACAATAAGCAATATTGGAGAAATGTTTACAGGATTAACCCCAGCAATTGAATTAAATAAAAACAACGAGCCAGCACAATATGATGTCAAATTTATAAGCAACAAAGATTATGATTATTCTTTAATTGATGAATTAGATTTGAATGATATTGTAGGTGGAGGAGTAAAGGTAAATACACATAAATGCTTGGATAATTATGTAGTCAGAACGAGATTTGGAAGCAAAACTTTAGGACAAAGTGTAATTAAAAACGAAGTCAAAAGAAATCCAGTTTGTAACTTTGCATATTCAAGATTTGGACGGTTTGGACGAAATAATTTAGGACAATTTGATATAGGAGAGGAAAATATAATCAATTTAAAATAGGAGGTAATAATGGCTAAATTGACAAAATTTAAGGCACAACAAGTTGAATTTCCAACACATTATAAGGTGGAAGATACAAATAGAGGAGATACTAAGATTAAAAACATAATTCCGGCTTTTGGAACTATAAGAGAAAATGGAACTCCTGAAACTGAAGAAATATACAACGGATTACAGCTTGGAAATGTGCATACGTTACAAGCTAATAAAACAACAAATCTAAATATAGATTATTATGTATGCAATTTAGAGGGTTTAACAGAATTTGGATTAAATAATGATTTAAAATTAAGAGTCAATGTCGATAGCAAAAATACAAATACAACAACAAAATTAAGACTTAATAATGTCGATTATACGTTGTTGAAAGAACACAACGGAACTTTAAAACAAATAGAAGCAGAGGATTTTAAACCAAACAAAAGTTACGAATTAGTATTTAACGGAAGTCAATTTATTGTGATAAACATTGTGGAATATGGCACAACATCAAGCACAGCCCTCGAAGGCAACCGTCTAGCCGAAATAATAGGAATGGAATTCGGCGGAAATATTCAGGACACAGGAAACAAAGTAAAAGGGAAATTTTACTACGATAACGTTACCAAGTTCTATTATGAGTGCATAGCAGATACGAATTTGACTTACAACGATGTTACGAAATTTAGGGCGATAAGCAATAAACCACTTTCAGACAAAGTGGAAGGGTTATTGGAAGTCGGAAACAACTATCTTAAATTCTCGAACGGCATCGTTCTAGGATTCGGAACTTGTGTAGCAAGTCCATCAGGAACTATGAACAATTACGGAATAAATATGGGTGGGATTACTTCTTTGATACTTACGGTAAATGGTGGTACTTATATAGCTTCGGGCGATACTGTAAGTGGAACAACTTTTAAAGCTAGAACAAATGCTTCCGGAAACGTTTCTGCGTCTTACTTGGCTATCGGAAAGTGGAAATAGCAAGTTATAAAAAATAAGGAGGAAAATATAAATGAATGTTGTAATCTATGACAAAAAAAGTCTCGAAATAATAGCGAGACCGATTATCACTAACTTGGAAGAGTTTAAAAGCAGTCCTAATTTGTTTTACCCAAATTGGGATTCAGAAAAGCACATCTGGAGTGAACTGGAATATCAAAATCCAGTTTTGGACAACGGAAATCTAAGAGAGGCGACAAAAGAGGAGCTGTATAAAGCTGGGAAATATACTTTAGCTGAAAACGAATTGATTGAGAACGGAAAAATCAAGACTGTTGAATTATCTGAATATGAGTATATTGAAAATAACGAAATCAAATACAGAAAAGAAGGAAAGATTGAGAAATTAAGGCAGGAGCTTTACGAACTGAGAATCGAGAGGGAAAAAAAGCCTTTTGAATTTGAAGTGAAAGGGACTAAATATTTGCAACACAATAGGACTATTGACCAGAGCAATATCACTAAAATATTATTTTCTTTAGTTCTAAGGTTTATCCTTGGGCTTATGGGAAAAATTTCCAAAGGTCAGAAACTGGACTTTGCACAAGTTATGACTGACTTAATGTCAACAGAGTACAGCAACTGGAAATTCTACACAGAGGATGGCTCTGAAAAGTATGTGAATGTTCCGGTGCAGAAATTTATAGAAATGTCTGAAATAATGAGAAAGCATACGACAGCCTCAATGGTTGCTGAGACAACTCTGTCACACAGCTTGGAAAATAAAACTGTTGAGGAACTAAAAAAATTTAATGCTGAAACTGAATACAATAAATTGTTTGAAAGCGAAATAAAGCAAGGATAGGAGGTTTTTATGCAGTTAGAAAAAGACAAGCTATATATTAGTTTCCACAAGCCTAAAAGTGTTATAGGATTTCTGATAACACTAAGAACATTAGGAAAATATTCTCATTGTGAATTCATCTACAATGACTATGTGTATCTTAGCAATCCTGGTGGCGTAAGGATAAAGCCTTTTGTCTATAAGGACAATATGGATATTTTTGAACTGGATAGCCACATTGAAATTCCAGTTGTGCTAGAAGAGTTTAAAAAGCTGAAGGGCAAAGGCTATGATTACGGAGCTATATTTTTCAGCCAGTTGCTGGAGCTGGGAATTGAGCATAAGGACAGATATTTCTGTTCGGAGCTGTGCTTACATCTGATTAACAAGGGATTAG